CTGATATATCATTAGCTGAAAATAATGTTCCAGTTAATGAATCATCTACTGAAAATAATGTTCCTGTATCACCTATAATACTAAATGCAGTTGAACCACTATGGTTTACAACTATACCTGTTCCTGGATCAGCTGAAGCAGATGTTGAACCTGAAGCAATCATTTCTGCAGTTCCACCTCCACTACTTATACCTGTTAATTGTGAACCATCTCCTAAATATGTTCCAAATGAAGCAGTTGATACTGATGAACCTGATATATTGCCTTGGTGTATTTCTACATCTCCTGATGACGATACTTCAAATAATGGTAGGCCGGATATATCATTTACAGACATCAATATACCATCTAGACCGTCATTAACAGAAAACAATTGTCCTACCGTTCCGTCGATGTCAAATATACCAGAGCCAGACCCGTTGATATTCAATGAGCCTGATATTGCTGCAGAGCCGGTAAATGGAAATGCTGCAGTTACTCCTGGCACAAATGATGCAGTTGCTGCAGTACCTTGCAGTGTTGAGCCGGCTGCTAAAAACACATCACCTGATGAAGATACGGTTAATATAGGAATACCTGATATGTCGTTGACTGACATTAATACCCCGTCTAATCCGTCCACTACTTCGAATAGTTGTCCTACACTACCTTGTACGTCAAATACAGTTGATCCAGAATTAATTATACTCAATGATGATGATGCATTTGATTGGGATATAATTAAGTTGTTTATAGTTTGCTGATATCCATTAGATGCAGTAAATATACTAGAACCGCCAGCACCACCACCTACGCTAAAGCTAGTTCCGTCTATTGTAACTGTCGACAATGCACCGCCGCCCGACGAGCCAGGATTTGCTACTACATTTGAAAATGATGCTGTAGCACTACTAGTTACAAAGCCTAGAGCTGTTATTTGGGCCGAACCAGATACAGTTCCTGCAGGAGCACTTCCGCCACCACTTCCAACTGAAAAATCAGATCCTGCAATAGTAATTGTAGTTAATGCGGTACCAGGAGATCCTCCAGGATTTGCTACTACTGTGGTACCGCCTCCTCCTCCTGCGGCTAAAGAAGCAGACGTAAAGGTTCCTCCTGCTAACACCAATTGGTTTCCTATTAAGTCTCCACTTGAACTTATATTTGCTGATGCTGTAATGTGACCGTTATTAGATATAATAAATTTAGAATCGCCGCTACTATTTTGTACTTCAAATATATGTTGTGATGCTCCAAGACCAGTACCTTTAACTCCTAATCTTGCAAAACCAAAACTATTGCCGCCGGTGGCAGTGTCAATAGTAACAAAAGAACCATTAGCGGCATTTCTTCCAGATATATATGCTCCGCCATATAGTTGTAATGCGTTTTGTGTTAAAATTGTATTATAAGTAGTCACTGTAAATTTTTCATTGAACCCAACACTTACACTGCCGACAGTATCTATGTCACCACCTACACTAATATTGCCTGATGCTGATATATCGCCAGATGCTGTTATATTAGCTTGAAAATTAGGTTTAGCAAAATCTAAATCATATGCTGGTAATAACATAGTTGGATTACCTGAAAACAATGAGTGCGGTTGTGCTTTTAATTCTGTATAATGTGCGTTACCGGATTCACAATAAAATCTAGCATATGATTGTGCTCCACCATTTTTAATATCTAATCCACCACCGTTAATTAATATGTTGTTAGAAGCTGTTAGGTTAGTTACTGTTGTGTTTTTAAGAATTATATCTCCAGTATCTAACGAAGCAGATATTGTAGTTATTGTGTTTCCATTACCTATTCTAAGTTGATTTGATTCGCCGGCAATTCCTAAACTTCCAGATCCAATTGTTATATTACTATTTCCAGATGTTTGATTAAGCCCTGCATAATATCCTATACCAATATTATTTTGACCTGTATCAGTATTATACAATGCACTTTCCCCAAATCCTACATTATATTTACCGGATGATATGTTTCGAAGTGTACGGAATCCAAAACCAATATTACTATCTCCACTAGTAAGAAATAACATAGTCTCATAGCCTAAACCAATATTATAATTAGCGTCACTCATTCTAGCTGCCGGGCTTGTTCCTCCTGCTCCAGCTAATTTACCTATAAAAATATTGTCATCTGACGCATTTGTGCTTAAAGCATATCCAGCATTCTGTCCTATACAAACATTAGAGTCACCTGCTGTATTAGTATATCCTGCCTGATAACCGATCATTACATTATAAGGACCGTTAATTGCATCTTGATTATTGCCGGCGCCTTGTCCTAATATTATATTTCTAGTATTAGTTCTTAATCCTCCTTGATTGCCACTACCTGATACAACTAATGACCCAGTTATAACTGCATCACCGGTAAATGGGAATGGTGGAGGGTTGTTTAACAAATGCGATGCCGTTGTAGCAAAGCTAGCACTCAACACCGACATCGAAGACGTTTGTGAATTTAATACAAATGATGATGTTGCACTGTTATTTACAAATGAAGCAGTTGCTGAATTGGTTACAAAAGATGCTGTTGCTGAATTGGTTACAAAAGATGCTGTTGCTGAATTGGTTACAAATGAACTAGTTTGAGAATTTACTACAAAAGATGACGTTGCACTACTCGTTACAAATCCTAAGGCTGTTATTTGTGCAGAACCGGATACTGTCCCAATTGGCAGTGGTGTCGTATTCAATGCGTGTGATGCTGTTACAGCAAAACTTGCTGACTCTGCATAACTAGAAGATACTTCATGTGTAATTTCATGAGATGCTGATACAGCAAAACTTGCAGATATATTATACAACACATTTTCTTGAAGTTGTCCAGGTCTTATTTGTCTTGCCATTATGCCCATCTCCCATTAACAATAACAGTGTCAGTATTCAAAATATCATATCCTAATATGCTAGTATCAAATACTATTGTTTGTGTTGTGTTTTCATTTGGTGTCCAAGTGTATACAGCTTTGTCTATGTATTGACCATTAACATACACATCAAATTCATTGACAGATGCATAACCTAATGTGCTAGGATTAATTTTAGGTGTTCCAGCAACAGTAACAGTTGTGGCAGAAACATATGTAGCAGTTTTGTCTACTAGTCCAATTAGGTATGTCATTGAGTTGCTATCAACAGTTGTGCTAGTTCCTCCTCCATTTACTATTACACTGCCTCCACCTGCAATAGTTTGTGATTTATCTAATAATTGTTGTGGAATGGTTGTGGTATTGAATATGTTTTCATTAACATCAACAACCGTTTGAAACACTAATTTTTTAATAGAATACATTTTTTTAAGAGTAGATATTTTTGTTTCTTGATCTGAAAGCAAAGTTCCTTGTACAGTTAATGGTACAGTAGCTCTAACAAGTCTATCTTCTCCAACTGTATTAACTGTTTCAAAGCTAAAATTTCCAATTGCAGTTTCATATCTGTTTTGTTCATTCCCCCATGCAAATCTACCATATGGTAAAATTTGATCTACTAGTTCATTCATTTGTGTTGTAAAATCACACCAAAGCAACATATCATATTCTATAGTAACATATTTAGGAATATCTACTACGTATATTTTTTCTGTATTTTGTTTTGGATTTGTAGGTATAGGAAATAATTCGTCTTCATATCTATTTCTACTATTATATTTAGATTTAAATATTAAACGATTATCTGGCAGTGTACGATTAACGTCTAGGCTTTTTCGATTATCTCTTTCTTGCATAGAGTTTCGTTTTAACATTAATAGTGGAGATTGAAGCATTCCTTTTTCATCTCTAATATATCCTAATCGACGTACATTGTCCCACTTTTCTCCATTGGCAAATATTACAGGAACATTTACTAGATTTTTATTTGCAGTTATTTGTGGTTGAATTTCATTTTCTACATACCATTTAATAGCATAATCAATATCATATATTGTTCGTTGAGCACTTCTTATTACGTCATCATCACGTCTTGTTTGATCGGCTCGATTCAATATTCTATCTGCACCTAATCCTTCTGAACGTACAGGACTTGGTTTATTTGTTTTTCGGTCAATATTTTTTCTGTTAAATCTAGGCATCAATCTCCTTTATATGCCGGAGAATTATTATTGCCGCCAAATCTTATATCTCTAATACCTTGTGGGGTTTGTCTTGTTACATGAGTATCAATAACAATAGAAACACTGTATCCATGACTATCTCCATTAGGCCATGTTTCTGGATTTTTTCCAGCAAAATATTGATTAGCATCTACATTATCAATTTCAAAATATTCATTATCCCAAAATATAATATCACCAACTTCCGGATAAAAATCTGCTTTGACTAATATGTCTCTGGATATTGCAAATTTAGAAGAACGAGTATATGTGTGACCGTAATCATCCATAGCAGAAGATTTATCGTCTTTTGTGATTAAACAAGGTATTAATATAGAATCATAAAAAGATTTACTTTCAGACTCACCGTACATATTAGAATTAGAAGATTCTACTACTAGTTTATAGAATTCAATTTCCGTATCAATTACTGCGTTTAGCAATTCTGAATTTATAGCAGCTAAAAATTTAGCATCTCGTTGTCCTCCAAACAGTGCCATATTTTACCTCCTATCCTACGTATATTTTTAATGGGACTTTTCCTAGTATCTCCATTTGTTGTGTTGCTTCTGTATTTTGCCTAGTTAACATTTGTTCTTTAGTTAACTTATCTAAAAACTCACGAAGTTGCGTTATCAATGCTTCTTTTTCTGATTGTCCTTGTGATACTAAATCTCCTCCATTTAGTGTTACTTCGCCATTTGGAATTGGAACGTTTGAATATTTGCTTCTAACATATCCCAATGTTTCTTTGACAATGGCTGCTCCATATCTATATATCCAACTACGCCCCATATCATTAATGTTAGCGTACTTTTGATATGAATATGGTATATTAGATGCGTCAGTTACAACACCGTTTAAAAGTGCTGTATTACCAAATAACAACCCACTGTTTCTTTTATCTTTTTCATATACAAATTCAAACCAAACCTTGTCATAAAATGGTGTTGATATAGTTCCTTGTGTTCCTGGCACTGGATATATTCTTAAATCGTCTCCATGAATATCAAATGAAAATGCAGATTTTCTTATTCTGTCATTGAATTCTATAGTTTGAATACGGAATAAATCCATATGAAGTGGCATCATCATAAAGTTTACACTAGGAGAAAATCCTCCAAAATCAAATGCATCTAACAAATTTTGCGATCCTAATCCAGTTCCAACAAATGGATCAAAATATCTAATAATAGCAGGTGGAGTATTATGAAGTACTTTTCTAATTTCAATACCATCAGTGTTTTCAACTTCTATTCCTAATGATGCTGACACTGCTTCTCTAATACTATACGTTTGTTTTCCATCTTGTACATCCAATGAAGCACTATACCATTTAACGTCACCACCACTATCAGCCTCAGTACCATATGCTTTCGATAGTTGCGTTATATAACTGAGATTACCTTTTACTAATGCACCAGTAAATCCATCATCAGTTAAAAAACTAGAGCCAGTGTCTACACCTAATGTGTTTATTAAGTTGTTAACAATGTTAATTTGATTGACTTGATTTGAATATTCAATTACTGAAGCTTCAAATGCTGTGTAAAAATTAATGTCAATTAGTTCAACATCCATAATTGGATAGCCGACATGATTTGCAGCAAATTTAGCAAAACTATCTGCTTCACTTTGAAAAGACACATCAGCATCAAAAAAACCAAATGGTGTTTTTCCGCTACTAAATGAAGAGCTTCCGGGCCATATTGGTTTATTTTCTGAGTAGTCCATTAATATCCTTTAATATAAATATCAATACTTTTCATTTAAGAGGTTCAAAATTTCTTCTAATGACTCATGTCTATGATTATCTGTTAAAATAGTTTCATTGACATATTTTGATTCTTTAATTTTTGGCACTTCATGAATAGCAGAATCATTGGTGAATTTTAAATCAATTTGATATCTGTCGCCACATAAAATCATAGTGCTATGTTTGCCTAGTCGACTCACAACCATTTGTAGTTGTTGTTTAGTTAGGTTTTGAAATTCATCTACAATGCATATAGAATGATCAAATGTTCGTCCTCTAAAATGTGCAAGACTTACTAATTCTATATTTTCTT